TCTTTTTTAGAATATTTATCGGTGTAAGTGCTGTCTTTTTTAGAATATTTATCGGTGTAAGTCATATATTTAGATTAATTTCCGGGCCCCTTTTAGTGAGACCCGGTATATCAAGCTATAACTAGACTTTTAGAAGTGCTAGAGCGCCCGCTTTTCTGCGTTCGTCTAATACTTTACCGCCGTAGCAGTTTAGGCCTTTGTAAGCTGAACCGAAATTACCGATTAGGTCCTCAGTTCCAGTTTCTACGAATGCCATAGCAAGAGTGATAAAGCTCTTGTGTCCAGCAAGACAGAAGAATCCGTTAGTTGCGTCGCCTGCTACTGATTCATTTTCATAAATAGTAAAGCCGGCAATCATACCGATTAATCCTCTTTTTACAACTTCGTCGTAAGCTGAGTTAACTGCTGGGATAAATTCAGGCGCTTGAAGAATCAAGGCTGAAATATCGCTATTAACCACTAAGAATCTGTCAGTTCTTGGGACTTTCGCCTTATTCAACTTAGTTCTTAGGGCTACAATTTGAGCATAAATTGTAGATTTTGTTACTGTGATAGCAGTATTGGCTTGAACTTCGTAAGTAGCGCCAGCGTCGATTGTTCCACCTGTGTATGCGCTAGTTTCGTCGTCCTTGTCATCTTCAATCACAATAGCGGTTGCTGAGGTATAGGTTTTAACCCTGTACCATGAAGTATGCCCTAGAGCCTTGAATGGTTTTCCAACCATGCCGGCTGTAAAGGTTGTACCAGTACCAGTTACGGCCCCAGTAGAAGTAGTTACAGTTACTGTGCCAGTAGTGTAGCTAGTTCCTACCCAGTTCCCAGAAGCTACGTCTGTGTAGAATCCTAGAACAAAAGCGTCTACAGTTTCAGCTAGTGTTTTACCAGCAGTCTGAATTAATGTAGAAGTTGGGTCTTCTGCGTAAGACTTAAATTTATCCCAAGATTTAATCTTGAAGTAGTAAGCCTTTTTTTGGTTGACTAGCAAAGTCCCCTCGCTTTCGCTTGGATCATCAGCAGTCATATCAGCACCGGTGTAGTCTTTTAATGCTAGAGCTCCGTAAGTTAATACATTAACTCTATCAGCACCACCGCCCTTGATTTCCAATTTTGTTATCGTCGCTTTTTTAATTACGACCTCAGCATGTTCGACCATGCTGTTCAGACTATATCATCACTTTCGTGTGGGGCGCTCGTGGGTCTATTATGTTCTCTTTCGAGTTTCAAGACCTAGTCGTTGCACCTTTCTAAGTTGTTAACCTTAGACTTGGCTCATGATTACCCTTTCCGGGCTTCCCATGAGTTCACCCCATTTTAATCTCCACCGCCCTTAATTTCTTTACTTAAAAGAATAGGGGAGTTATATTTATATTATAACTATTAAAATTAATTTATGAACGGAAGATTTTTAGCTGGTCATAAGCCTTGGAATAAAGGCAAGAAAACCGGCATATTACCAACAAATGCTTTCCAAAAGGGGAATGTCCCCATTACTGACAGACACCATTCAAAAAGAATGGCTGGCAAGCGGGGCCTCAATTGGAAAGGTGGTAAAATAATTCAGAAGAATAGGCTTTTTATTTATAAGCCAGACCACCCTTTTTGTGATTCCAAGGGATATATAAGAAATGCTCGGCTGGTTGTAGAAAAATATTTAGGAAGATTTTTAGAAAAATCAGAGGTTATTCATCATATTAATGAAAATAAACTAGATGACCGTCCAGAAAATCTATATTTGTTCGAAAACCAATCTGCACATTGCAAGTTCCATTGGAAGATAAAAAAGAATGAAACATCTTTAGAATCTCTTTCGTCCAATATAATTAATTTATAAAGAGCTGTGGAGGGGCTAAATCAACCCTCGTAATCGTTGTTTGTGATTTTATCTGCAACGGCCATTTCGAAATAAATCTTAATGGTATTTCGTGCAAACTTTTCACCAACGTTTGTTGAGTAATCACTCATATTTTTTGGTTTTAATGAGCCGTAACAACTTTAGGTCTAGCCTAGTTCGCCGTTTCTTATCATTTCAAGATAGCGTTTATTGTCTTTCATACGAATCTCCTTAATTTCTTCGGAGGTGTAGGTTTTAGGTCCGCCCTTGGGAACGTCTGCTCCGCCAGCAGAGCCACCCTCTAATCCGGGTCTAACTACTGGTTGTTTAACTGGAGGTTTTTCCAGTCTAGCGTCCTCAACTTCGTCCCTAATTTCGTGTAGAAAGGCCTTAGCCAATACATCTAAAGGTGTATTTTTGTGCTTAGGCTTAGAAGCGTAGGAGACAAAAGCCCCCTCTCTCCCGGCAAGGTCTGGATTTTCTGCTATAACTCTACTAATCATAGCGTCCTTATCTCGCTGGGTTTTTTCTTCTAAAATAGTCCGATTAAGTTTAGCTTGGGACTTCATCACTCGGACGTTGTCTCTAGCTAATTCTTGCTCAGTCTCGCTCATGAAATCAAAGTCTTTGTACCTAGATTTGACTTCTTCGTCTGTTACTTGCTCGTCGTTAGTTAAATTTTCAATAAGTTGACGTTGAGATTCTGTCTCTCCGGCCAATCGGATAGCCTCTCGAGAGGAAGCACTCAATTTTTCTTTAAGTTGCTCGTTCTCTCTTGCAAACGGATTCTCAAAAGAGGGCTCCGTTTTTTCTTTCTCGACCTCCTTGGGTTCTTCCCTCGGAGTCTCGACCGGTGTTTTTGGCTCTTCTACCGGTGTTTTTTCAGGAGTTTCAATCTCCTTGGGTTCTGTCCCGTCTGCTTTTAGCTTTTCGGGGTTAAGCTCCCTAACTCTGTTATCAATAAGCGTCATATTTGTTCGACGTCCGCCCAAAGCGGGTTAGTCATTATATAAATTAGATAACTTCTACTCTACTACTTCCGCACTAGCGTCAAGCAATTCCTCTAGTTTTTTCTCACTAGCGTTGCCGGCGTATTTGACACCAAGTTCGTCTAGTGTTTTCATCAATTTCCCTCTTTTAGTATCAGGATAAGTCTTTACCTCTTCGACTTCTTCCTCTTCTTCCTCAGTAACTTCCGGCTCTTCCTGGGCTACTGCTGGTTTAGAATCTTTAACTCCTTTCAAAACGTGAGCAAAGTTTTCTTTTTCCTCGGCATTCAGATAACTTCTCCTTGCCCTAATAATTCCCTCTTCTTCTTTTGAAATAGATAAAGGGTTTTTTAATAAAATTGATTTTAGTAATTTTTGATCCTCAGCACTTAAGTGCTCTTTTGATAATGTAATTCCCATAGTTTTGTAGCGTCCCGTTTCCGGGGTTTGCTGTTATTTATTATTCCAAATTAAATCTGGTTTTTAATTCTCTTGTTAATCTATCTCTGTTGCGTCTCGGCTCAAGCATAAATAACTCAAGCATGCGCATATTCCTCAACCTAGCCTTGATAAATATTTCCTGTAGTGGTGTATTCTCGATTGATTCCAGTTGTAGGGTTAATTTCTTAATTTGCGCTGGAATAATCTCCTCTAGGTCCTTAATTGTGATATCCGGGGCCGAAAATACTCTTTGATATTCCTCGAGGGTTTTCTTTTCCTCGGCTGTCATGTCCTCAAAACCCTTGATTCCTGCCTCTTCTAATAGTTTTGATATTGTTCCTTTTGGTTTATCTGTCATAAAATTATTGGTTAGCCGGAGTCATAGCAGGTACTGGTGGAACACCTACGGGCATAGCTCCTTGAGCCATTTCCTCAGCTAGCCTCTCCTCTTCCTCCATAACGTCAGCTTTGTCCTCTGGGCTTAAATCTAAAATTGATAATATTTTCTTCTTATATAATTTATCTAAAGTTTTGTTGTTTGGCATTTGCGCCTTAGCTACTTGGTACTTCTGCAAAGATTCTAAGGTTTTTTGAGTCTCTTCTGATTTACTGGTAACAAATATCTTAAATCCTTTTTCGCTTTTGAAGTTGGCCGGGGTAATATAACGGGAGTAATATTTACCAGATTTACCTTTTTTACTTAGCTCCACCGCGCCGATAGAATCAGCGTTGGCTTCAAGAAGCATGTACCATTTATAAGCAAATTTCTGCCAGTTAAGTTTATAAAACTTATTCATGCTGGTTATTCTTTTGGTGGCGTTCTTATCAATCAGCTCAATTTCTCCTAAAGTAATGCTTCCTTTTTGGCTCTCTCCTTTCATAGTTCCGGTTACGGCTGTCGCTCTAGCTACCATATCAGTCAAGAAAGTCAATTCATTCAAACTGTCTGCCAAGTCCTCAACCTTGACGCTCTTAACCTTTTTATTCGGGTCTCCCTTGATTGGATACCAGCCCCATGGCTTTGGCTCAAAAGTCTCCGGGAAAAAGTCGTCGTCTGTGGCGTCATAATAATTCATGTTGAAATTGATCAATGTTCTATTCTCAGAGAGTTGACTTACCCAACTATTAGCTATGATATTTGTTCCTCTTACTACGTCAGCCATTCCGTCGCTCCAATAATCAGTCCTTTCCACTTCATCTCCCCAGCCCTCAAACGGGAAGAAATTTATTCCCAATACTTCTTCTAAGGGTTTGCACATAATATATTCGTTGCCAGCCTCTACCAAAACGTAAATAGTATAAGTTCCGTTGTTTTTGTCCCAGTCTTTTATAAAATGTTCTTTTAATTCGACAATGGTTTCTCCCGGAAGATTGTAATCAGTGTCAATCAAGCCCAAGTCTTTCATTTTTTGATTCTTGGCTTGCATATCTTCGGCGTTTTTAGTGCTCTCTACCTTGCCAGTTTCAGTCGCAAAATATGTTTGAAGCCTATTCAGCGCGTCTCTATCATAGTTTGAATTTGAATATAGGTCTCCGAGGGCCCGATAAATATGTTGATGACAAAGATAATTTGCCGTATCAATATCAGCTGGGTCTACAAATCGGTCGACAATAACGTCAATCGGGTCTAAAATTTCCACCTGAAAAGATTTATTTTTAATATTCAGTTTCTTAAAACTACGTCCGTACAATAAAACTTGACGTTTGTCAATAATATCTTTAATTTCTAGTTGTTGTTTATTGGCCATGTCCTCCCAATATTCGTTAATGTAGATTTCCTTAGTTTCGTCGTTACCTTTATCTTCAAACATTACGTCCGGAGCGTCGTCAATATTAGAGAGGGCTGTTTTAACAGTCTCTTTCATGAGTGGGACGTTAGTTGTTTGTCTTTGGGTTAGTCTATTGGTAATTATTTTATCCCTGTAAAGACGATAATTGGTCGCCCAATCATCATGTCTGCGCTTTTGAAAGTCAAAAGAGTTCAAATAATAGGCGTCAGTACGGACCTTTAGAGAATTTATCTTCTTTTGGGTCTCGCTTTGTTCTACTATTTGAGCATTTTCCTCTTGTTTTTCCTCTGAGCTTGGTTGTGTTCCTGGAATATATGTCATATTTTTTTAATAAAAAAGGCTCAACTCCCCGTTAAATAGGGTGTTGAGCCTCGGTTTTACCGTTAGCCTCGACTTCCAGCATGTCTGCTGGCTATATAAAAAGATTAAAATATCATTAACTACTAATAGTATATCATTTTTACAAAAGGCCGTCAATAGTTTTTGACGATTTTGTCAATAAAATACTTTCCTGAATTTCTACCCGGTACTCCACCGAATCTTTCGAGGACTTTTTCATGATAGATATTTTACTATGTGATTTGGCCGTCCTCAATAAATTGACAATGGCTTTTTCATTCTCTGATAATGTTTCAAGCATGGGATTGCTATATTTATTTTGAAAATTTTATTTGTATTGATCCGTCGTCCTTTTTCTCTAGGCCCACAAAACCGCCTGTTTTGTCTTTCTTTATTTCCTCTGAGGTTTTAATTTCTTTCTGATTAATGAATTTTGCCATTTGTTCTGAGGTCTCAACGTTACTGTTCATAGCTTGAGCCGAAAACAACATTAATTTTTTGAGCTTCTCTGGGGTATTGGGTTCATAATAACCCATAACAGTATCAGGCTCTCCCCCAATAGCAAGGGTTACCACCAGAGGCTTATCATTGTCTACGGCTTCTTTTAATACCCTGAGCATATCCATAATAAATCTTTGGCGCTCTGCTTTGAGAGCTTTTTTCATTGCTTCGTCCATGTTACCAGTTTATCCCTCCCGGGTCTCGGCGCCTTGGCCGTTGTACTGGAAAGGTTGTTTTAATTAATGGGAGTGCATGAGCCAACAATCTAACAGTATCGGCCCCGTGGGAATTAATATCATGAATCGGGTCTTTAGAATATTCGTTATTCTTATCGTCCCACGCGAATCTATAGTTATTTAGTCTGTCATAAAGCAATTCCGCGTTTGTGCGGTGTATTCTTAGCAACTCAAAGATGTTTCTTGTGGCCTGAATACTGAGAGATAGACTCGGCGGTCTCTCGACTATGTGAATATTACGCAATCCGAGCTTCTCTAGATTATCTTTTACTGTTAATCCATTGACTAAATTATGATTTCCGCCGTCATGCGGGAGAATGTGCCCACCATAATGGTAGGGTTTTTCTTGAATATATTTTGCGTAATGAGAGTATTTCTGACGGTTGTTCTCATAATAGTCAATTATTCTAAATTCTCCGCCATATTCTCCGATTCCAGGTTGTACAAACGTTAAGCAGAACAAATCGGACCAACCAAAGTCATACAAAACATAGACAGGGACGTTATCACTCACCTGAAAATCTGAATATCTTTTATCAGTAACCATTTTCCCGAGCTCGTTCAAATATACACTACCCTCTGTTTGCCCCTCAAATGCCTCCAGGAGGTGAGTTGGATATTCACGCTTCATTGTCCAGCCTAGGGTCTTTTCCTTTCTTACGTACCAGTTTTTTTGCGCCTGAGAGAGTCTGACGCCAAATGTGGCTTCTATTTCTATAAAATAATCTAATAAGTGTTTAGGAATCTCAATTAAATTAGGGTCCTGATAGAGTTTCTCTTCCCACCATGGAAAGAAAAACAGTTTCCAGTCGAGAGGAGAGAGGGATTCTTTCGGTTGATTGTCTATCCCTTGTTGAACTAGATTCCAAAATAACCCCCTTTTACCCATGGCTGTCGACTCTACGGATATTTTAGAGTTAAAGGCTACGGACTCAATGGCCCCGGACCTGATTTCTTCTTCTCTGTCTGGAAATTTATCGCCAATTTTTCCTAACTCTGAGATGTGTAGGTCCTGAGAGGTTGTTCCACGGGTCGAGACGGCTACGTTTATTGATCTCTTTTCTTTCGGGTCGTCTTTTAGACTGATAGTGAGAGTGGTTTTGTTTTGTTCGTGCACTATATAGGAGCCCCTAATTTCCTCCGGGAGAGAATCCCAAGCGTATATAATCTTATTCTTAAAATTTTTCTTAGCCAGCATTTCCGTATCAAATATCAAATCCCCGGAATAATTGGCGGTAAAGAGAGCACTGTCTAATTTTTTAATACAATAATAAGTTGTTACCCCTCTTTGTCTTGATTTCGGAATAACTTTCCTTGGGTGTGGGTCGTTATCTAGCTCTTCTTGGGCGGAGTTAAGTTCAAACCTGATTCTGTTGCCGTCTCTATCCACTATCCAATAAAGATTATTAATCCGCCATTTGGGGTCGGCTAACAATTCGGCGAGATTTTCGACGTTTTCCGGTAGCACCACTTTAACCCTTTTCTCACTCTCTTTGAGTTGGACCTCCTGTTCTGCCACCGATATAATTTGATAGGTACCGTCCGGGAGCTTTTGGACTATCGGCTTCATGAGTTCTTATTTTTTATTTTTTAAGTTTATCGGCTTAGGAAGAGTATTGTCTGCATTGTCTCCCATAAATTCCTCGGGCCTAATATAGTCTTTCTGAATTGGTCCCAAAACCTCCTTGTCATTGTTGATAAATTCTTTAATGGCGATCATATCTTCTACAAATTGATTGAAAAGACTTTTTGTTAAGGAAATAGAAACATTATCGGTTATAACATTTCCGTCCTTTCTTATAAGAATAAGGGATTTGTCAAAATCTCTAGTAACTCTAATCCCATTAATAATAAAAGAGTCTGATATTTTTTTAGGGTCTGCCATGTTTTTATATTTAATAATTATATTTGTAGCGGTGGGAGGGATTCGAACCCTCGGTCTCCTGATTATGAGTCAGGCGAGATAACCACTTCTCCACCCCGCGCCTCATGTAGGTAGTCCTATGGTCCTTAGTCGATAGGAGATATGAGCCTACGTTCCCATATCTAGGTTGCTTTTATTTTATACCTTTTTAAGCTTTACGTTGAATATAGGTTCATATTTGTTTTCGTATTTATCGGTTACTTCTATCATCTCCCCTTTAGCTATTTGATTTATGGCCAAGTCTGACAATAATTGTTTATCTGATTCAATATCCACCCGGATAGATTCCAGTTTATCAAGCTCAGTAGAAAAATCTTGTTTGATTTTATTCTCGACGATTCTCTTTTTGTCTTTTAATGCTTTAATTTTTTCTTCTAGCTCAACGTGCTCTTGGTTAGAGTTGAGCGCGTCCTTGTACATTTTCTTGATATCCTGAGACTTTTTCTTATTCTCCTCAATTTTGTTAAATAGTTCTTGAATTTTCGACATAAAAATATATTAATTGTTAATGTAACCAGCTTCTCTTAATACCTCTACACAACGATTAATATCAGTCTCCGGGACCGAAGCACTCATAATAATTTTAGCGTCGGCTTCTGTAAAAGCTCCGAATAGTATAATTATAGCACCAGTCCAGAAAGAAATCAGTAGGAGAATAATAAATAACATTGTCAGCGTGTGTTTTGTGTCCATAATTTTATCTTAATTATTTAATCTTCTTGTGGAGTTCTTGGTATAGCTAAAACAACCCCACAATTTTTACAATCACGACTGGTACATACATACAAGTATGCATCACTCTTTGATAAGTCAACAATGCTACTACAGTGCGAAAACTGTATATTTTCTAATTGCTCTTCACAATAATTACATTTCATAATGTTATATCTTAATTATTTAATCTTATTGAGGTTTTGTTGGTATTGCCAAAACAACTCCGCTTTTCTTTTGTTATTTCAACTTTCATTTTTTATCTGATATTTTTCTAAATAGTTGGGTTAATGGGTCCGAGATATCATGCTCCACTTTTGTTTTTTTATTATAAGTATCACTAGCTAGAGTTTCGGTTAGATATTCGGCGGTGTCTTTTTTAATCTTCAATATTGAAGTGCTTATTTTTATATAAGGCTTCTTCGTCTTCTTATCAATTATCGGTCCAAAAGGTCCCATGGCTATAACGTGCGGATCCATTTCAGCTATCTCATGAAGTGTTTGCTCACTCGCTTTTAACATTCTGATTCTCTTCCATTTATCTAAGTTAGATGAAAAATCATTGACATCTCTATAATTCCAGCCGTTCCAAGTATCCTCTTTAATCTTTAATTTTGCCCTAATCTGAGTATAATTAAAACCCTGCAACACCAATTCTTTTATCTTCAAAGATAACTCTGGTGTTAACATGGGACTCGGTCCCGGCTTACCTCTTTTTTTTGTCGGCTTTTTTTTAGTCATTGTCTCCTATTTTAATATATAAATCATGGCTATTTAAGAATTTTAACACCCCGGATAAAACCTCTTCTTGACTCCCTTGTAAAACCATATCTTTGAAAGTAGCCATTTGTGTTTCTTCGTTAACCGTCTCTGACATTATTCTACTACCAAATTGTCCTAATAACGGCTCAGCATTAAAATTTATTTTTTGGTATTCTTCAATGGTTATTTTCTTCATTGTATTTATTTACATTGATTATTGTAATTTCCACTGCAAGTAAGGTATTTTATATACTTGCGGTTGATATTATTCCTAATTTAATAGGAATAAAGCTCCAACCCAAAAGGCAATTAAGGCGAGAAGGATTGTTATCATTGTTAAGGATTGTTTGATGTTCATATATTATCTTTTAGTCTTTTATTGGCTATATTAAAATATGTTTTATCTAATTCAACACCAATATAATTTCGGTTATTTTTCTTAGCTACTAAGCAATGACTACCACTTCCGCAACAGGGGTCAAATACAATATCATTTTCGTTTGAGTTATCTAAAATCAACTCCTTTAATAGGTCGTGATTTTTTTCAGTTGGATGTAGTTTAGAGCTTCCATTGGAATACTTAAATACTGTATTTTTACAATGGGC